ATAATAGAACTGAGATACTTCTCGCGGGCAGCGATAGGTGCAAGACTTGTACATCTGCCCATGCGGAAGCATTCCGAATGCTATGCTGGTCAGCGCACAAATCATTATAAACCCCGGCGGTTAGAATTCGATGTCTTCGCCTTTCTCGGTGACGAAGTTGATGTGGTAATCCTCAAGTACATCTTGAGCTTGATCAGGGCTGAGATACGCAAAAATAACTTTTAGTTCTTCTTGCTCCGGTGTGTGTCTCCGCCGTGACTTATGTGTTTTAGTTACGACTGTTTTTGCGTCGATGAGGTGGACTTCTTTTGTTTCCAGATTTACTGCTACAAAATCGACCGGCCCTTTGGGAATCATGTTCCGAAAAACTGCGAATCCTTTGGACATCAGATGCAGACATGCGATCAATTCGCTTACTTCAGCGCGAACGATTCGGGAGTCAGTAACTTTTTTTGTCACTTTCTCCTCCAGCCTTCATAAGTGCAGTGTGAATTTTGTCTGTAGGAATCGTCAAGAAGGTTTTGTTGGCCAGGTAACTGTCGGAAAATCTGCTTGCTGGGGCACGTTCAAAAGATCTGTGCGATATTGAGTCCATTCCGCACGTTTTGCATCTGTTAAATCAGCCCACCGCAAAGCATTCCCCGCCAGCGGATCAACTTCTGTTCTTAATTTAAAATCTCTTGTCGCTCTGACTTCAATAATATCCGCGTCACGCCTTTTATCAACGTCCAAAACCCAAGCACCATCTACCCAATCGTGACAAAAGCAAGGTTGTTGAGGAACCTCTACTATTTCCCATTCTCTCTCTTTTAGCTCCTTGGCAATGTATGCTTGAACATCCACAAGAGGCGGGGTTTCAAAGTAAGATTGCAGAGTTACATTCCAGAAGTAATTCATCTTATGTCCTCAAAATACTAGCAACATAACCACCGTGGTTAGTTTGTCTAAAATACTTACCTACAGGAATAACAGCCGCTGCCAAAAGGTCTGTATGGTTGTCATCACTTTTTTGGCTAATGGTAAATGAATTTGTACCATTACTGTCATCTGCAATTTGGAAATAGCTTGTTCCACCACCCGCAACCCCTTGAGACAAGCAGACTTGGACGGGTTGATCATCTGGATTTGCAACCCAAACATTTTGCGCCAAAGTTATTGAATGCCAGCTTTGGAAGCGTCCAACCGTTCCAGATTTATATTCTGCGTCAGAGAGGAGAGTTACTTCTTCTGGCCCATTAGTATCAATTGTGTATTGGACTAATCCTGTGCCGCCGTTCCCACCTTGGCCACGGTTACTTGTCCCGCCCGATCCACCAGAGCCCATTTGAACGACTTGAAGAATAACTGTGCTGTAACTCGAAATGTCAAACGTGCTTGTAACATGTTGCCCCGCGCCACCACCGGCTCCACCTTTTCTGGAAGAGGTGTTCCAATCTGGTGGCCGCCCAGATCCTCCAGCCCCACCTGATCCCAACGTCCCGGCATTGTTTGTTCCGTTCCCACCGGAGCTTGAATCAATATATGCTGCCCCAGAGGCATATGCGCTAGCATCGCCCGGATCTCCGCGCCATTTGTCAGATCCAGTGCCTGTTCTTGCCGTTCCTCCGGTGGCGTCTATAAAGCTTTGATACGAGTTGTTTAAAATCAAGCGAAACCTGGTTGTTCCACCGTTTCCTGGCGCATTTGCTTGATCGACGGCCCCCGCACCCCCCGCCCCGCCGCCAACACTGTTAACAACAAGGTTAACGGCATTTGGGTTTACCGTTGAGCTTTTGATTGTATAATTGCCGGTGATTTGGATATTAGAAGACGAAAATGAGTTTTGTGCTTCTTTTACGATTAATGGGTTAATGATTTTTGTCGTTTCATCGGTGATTTCAACGCCGTGCTTCTCATTTGATGAGTTTGTTCCAGTCGTAGCGAAAGCAAAGTTCAAGTTGCCTGTCGGGTTACCTAAAAAAATTCCATCGTTAGAGCTATCGAAACTATTTTTGCCAACCCGCCATGCGGCTCCATCTTCTAAATCAACTTCCTTGTTGATGATAAGTTGATCCGCCTCAATTTTCGCTGCTGCTAAGAAATTCGTGATCATCGCTTGAGATAAGACTTCTGGAGAAAATATCGCGGGCGCGGCAAAGTCGGTTACATGACTTGACCAAGATTGAGTTGAATAATCCCACTGTCGCACTGAATACTCAAGGCATGAGCCTGTTCCAGATAAACTGGCTCCGTTATGAGTAAAGGTAACGCCGATTTGGTTTTTCACGGCTCCAGCGGCTGTAAAGTCAGTTGTGCCGAGGCTGAATATTTCATAATTTCGCCCGCTTACCAAGCTCCCGGCAGCGGTTGCATTTGAACCGGCGTCAATGAACCTTGCAAAGACATAAACATCATCAGGCACATTAGCCATACTTCCCAAAAGCGCTGGATTTGCTTGTGTGAAGGCAGTGCTTAGTTGAGCGTTGGTCGCTTGGGTCGGTCTGTGATTGTTAGTAACAATATCAGCGCCATTTAGAGTTATAATTAGGCCGCTATCGCCAGTAGCCCCTACCGGAATGGTGAAGTTAAATATAGAATCTTCACCTGTCCCTGTGTTGGTTCCTGACGCGGAACTCCCTTCACTCCCAGTGGTGACTGTTCCTAAAGAGACTGTGGGCCTTTCTGGAATTCTGCCAACCGATCTTGCAGTTGAAAAAGAGGAAGCAGCTATGGTCACTGTAGCGTTATTGCTTGTTGCGGTTGCTATTTTCTTCCAAAGGTACTGGCCAACAGAGAGCGCTGGAATTGTTTGTGACCAGCCGTTTAGCGTTCCAGAACTGAGCGCCCCAGTTGAGAAAGTGTAAATAAAATTGCCACTGGGGTTTTGTGTTGGTGCGCTAGCTCCACCGGCTCTAAATATTTCAACGGTTGCAGTATTGTTGCCTGGACTCCCAGCGGGGGGTGCAGAGTCGGTGGTGGCATTTACTTGCCCGACTTTTGCACTTTCATTTCCAACTTTGTCTACTGATGTGATCCAGTAATAACGCTGCGTTGAGTCCGAAATTCCAGTATCGACAAAAGAGGTGCCTCGAACATCACCGATGAATACTGCGCTGTTTACTGCATTTGAGGTATGCCGGTAAACAGCAACGCGATCAAAGTCCAAGTCTGTTGGGTTCGCCCATTTCAGCGTAATTTGGTTTAGACCGCCAGTTGCGCTCAAACTTGTAGGCTGGCTAGGTGCGGTTGTGTCTTTTGCAATAGATGAAGTGACATCAAGTCCAACTGGAGAAGATCTTTTCCCATTTTCAACATAGGTCGTGCCAAAAAGTTTGTATCGGTAGCTGACATATGTATTTACATGACCGGGTTCCAATTGTGTCGAAAGATTTGAAAACTTTAAATCTGTATCGCTTAATCCAGCGCGAAGGCCTTCAACAAGATCAAGTGGGGTTTCAGTATTATTGGAAGCGACTCCAAACCGACTCAGGGCCACACTTGTAAAGGCAAAGTTGGGATGGCTTCCATGCGTAATTGGCACGCTAAAAGCAAGAATTTGGTTACCGTTTTCATCGAGATAATTTGCTTGTGTCGGAGAGTCAAAAGTTGGCTGTGGTATCGACTCGATGAAACTATCTGCTAGTGCAGTTCTGGTCACATAGTCGTGATCAGCGGTGTTCCACACATACGATGAGTCATTGTATTCTTGTAGCTCAACTGCAATTTCGCCAGAAGGCTGTAGACTGTAAGAGACTACTTGAAATTTTGTGGCGTTGGTAAGAATAGAGTTCGAACCAGTTCCGCCTATTACTTCTGGCTGGAACGTCAGCGTAACGATGTCGCCTACGCGTAAGTAAGCAAATTCTGGCTTTAGGGTTACATTAATTGAGTTGGTCAGAGCATTTTCTTTGAGAACTATGGACGCCATTCTTTGAGCATGGGATTCCGATGTAACCATTGCCAGTGAAAGCTCTTGGATGTGTTCTCGCCCATCGTCAGCAATAAGCGACGAACTGCTTATGGGGCTAAAGTCAACTTCTTGATAGTTTTCTTCGGCTGAAGTGAATGACCCGCCGACTTTGTTCATTCGACTTGAAATTTGTGCGTTAACTTTAATTGAAAGCTCTGAGATCAGATCGTCTTCGGTCAAATTCGCCGTAACAGAATTTGAACGACCCGGCACTAAAAGTCGTATTGTGCCACCTTCTTCTATCAAGCTACCGTGACATGGGATCAGCAATTCTTCTAATGTCGAAATTACTTCTTCATCGAGAAAAGCAACGCCGTTTGTAGTGTAACGCTTTTCTGTTGTAGAGGTGCCAGATGAATTAATGATAGTAATATCATCATCACAAGTGCTTGCGGCTACTTGAAAAGAGGCGACATCAAGATCGTCAATATCGACTTTCATCCCATTAATAAGAAAATCTAATACGCACAGCGCCGAGTTGTTGGAATATGCCCAAGTAGTTTCATCGTCGTATCTGTGAGATCCGCTGCCGCCATTGGTGCTGTCTAGCCGTGGGTCGTAAACTCTGCGGCCTTTTACTCTTACTCGGATGTTTGGAACGCCGCTTGTCCAGACCTCATTATTGTGGATTAATTTATAAGCAAGCCAAGCATTGCCCGTCATCTTATGGTTGGCTGTCCAAGATGTTTGACCTACTAAGTCTATGGAGCTTAGATAGCTTGCTGAACCAGCATTGCCGTTTAATCCTACCCGTGCCGCAGCGTAGCCGTTGTAAGCAGTAGTGCTGATAATCGCACCAGTATTGTCTAAATCACCAATTAGGCTCTGTTGATCTTCATTAAAGAAAAGTTGATCTGCGTTTTCAATCGGGCCTTCGCCCAGATACAAAACGCGGTACAGATCTTTGTTGTCTGTCCCGGCTGTTTCTTGAAAAATAAAATGTCCGTTTGTAATTGTTTGACCGTAAATAAACCGTCTAGGTGCAACGGTTCCAAATTGCATGTTTTGAATTTCTTGAGCGCGATTTCTGGCCTTTGTACGCGCTTTTTCTTCAGCGCGTTTTGCCTTTTGCTCGGCAGTTTTGACGGCGACATATCCGGTGGCAACGGCTAGAGACCCATATACAATGACACTTGCTGCCGTAGCCCCAGTATAGCCTCCTACAAATGTTATTGCCGCTGCGATAAACTGTGGCATTTAAATTCTCCAGCCGTACTTAATGTCGATTTTGGTCAGAATGACCCCATCATTGGATAAAAACGCGCCCATGCCTTTCCAATAGAGGCCGAGCGTATGTGCCTTGCGATCAACCAAAACATCTCCGTTTTGCTTGTCAGGGTGTGGCTTGAACCCAATTTCGCGCATCAAGCGCATGTGCATTGCCGCTACGTTTTTGTAGCCATGTGCATCAGCAACTTTCTGCAATTCTTTAAAGCTTTGAGGCCAGTTGGTGTCATCGATGCCAATTCTGTTTTTGATTACTTCAAATATTTTTCCAGATTTGGGTTCCCACAGCCTTGAGATAAAAAGAACGCAATCATTTACACCATATTTAAACTCTGCGTCCATATACGGACGTATATACGAACTAACTTCCAATGCCCCAAGTCACCTGTTTAATCATTGTATCGGTTATGAACTCTAAAGACTTGTCGGTGCTGTCTCTTGCTTTTTGAGAGGCATCTCCAAGCTTAAAAAGCCTTGGTCTGGCCCAATCTGAAAATTGAGATACAGTTTTAATGCTTATGGTTGTTTGTTCTTGGGACGTTTTGTAATTCACGGCATCCACTTTGCCTTTGTGAACTTTAATGACTGAGTTGATGCTGTATTCAGTCGTGCCCGACGATACCAACGTCACATCAAAAGCTTCAACGACTACTCTGTTGATGTCATATGTATCTGTAAGAAAGAGGTTAAGTACCTCATTGCTCAACCCAGAAAAAACTATCTCTATTCCGTTTCTCTTCAATTCCTCTTGCTCTTGTACGCTTGCAAGGCTCATAACCCCTTCAGCGCCAAGATATGTCTTGTTTGAGTAATCAAAATCTAAAGCGCTTGTATTAAATCTCAAAACTCCATCATTGAATGGTGCATCAGTCCAACCTGGTACGGTTAAGGTCACGAAATAACACCTAGAGTGGTCCCCCGCTTTGGCTGTTTTCGCTGTGCTTGTATAAACTCTAGTCATCAGAAAGCCTCTTGAAATGCAAAGCCCACCGACCCCAAAATCGGCGCTCTGATATCCCACATTGCTTGTTCGTTGTCGGTGAGGCGCATGACGCCGCGAGGCGCTCTGTGAGTAAGATCTGCACCGCCAGAAACCGTGCCACGCAGGGCAGGGGCAAAGTTCAAAGTTGATGTGCCCGTGTTTGTAATGGTGGCGTCAGCGGTTACGATTTTAAGCTCAGTACCTTTGCTCGAAGTTATGTTAAAATAGTCTCCCGTTTTGAACGCAGAAACCGTGCCGCTGATCGTTGAGCTTGAGGACGCTTTTCTAATAGAAAACGCTGTTTGATGGGCAGCGGTAGTGCCAGACGTTTTTTCTAAAACCACTGTCGCGGCTAAACCAGATCGAGGCACATCCCGTGATACATCGCCAAAAGAAAAGGTGTTATGCGGCCCTTCTACTTGAGCCAAGAATGCTTTTAGCTTTTCCAGATCTTCGCCATCCAAGTTTTCCCAGTTTGCCGATCCGTACCAGCGCGAACCGGGCAGGCGAACATACTGGCTTGAACCAGTAAATTCTGAAGTAAATGCTTGTGCCGATCCTCTCAGCCCAAAATTAATTGAAGCTGGAGCTTTCATCGTGGGAAAAGTTATATGTGCCATTATCTACGCCCACTTATTTTAGCAACATTCCCGCCGTCTTGCATTTCGGCGTAAATTGCTTGCTTTGTTTGTTCTTGAATTACAGATGCCGCTTGGCGGAGATTTGCGACAGTGCTTCCATCTGCATTAGAAAAGTCAAAATTCTGAACAACGGTCATTCCACCACCACCACCACCTTTCATTGTTACCGGGATCGTCCGACCATCAGGCAATGGCACATAAGCTTCTGGTGTTGAGCCTTCTCCAAACAGCGCCATTTGCGGGCTATTTGCAACGCCGCCTCTTGCATATGAGCGTAGTGGCATTGGGCCAGACCCGGTCATTATCCCGCCATCAGCAAACCCAAATGCAGCGGTCATTGCTTTCATGGCAAACGCTTTGGCCATCGCAAAAGAGATGTCGATAATGATCTGATCTCTCAGA